GATAATCTTCGTGTTACCAGAGGCATCTATACCCGCAGTTACGCTGTTTAGGGTTTCGCTTGCCGCTTGTGAGTAATCTTCTTCCTCTGGGAATGGGCCATAACCCACCGCTTTAGGAAAGACATTGCGGGCATTGGTTAAGGCTCCGACTACCCCAGGTTGGTCTGGAAGCCACTCTGTAAAAGTTACTTTGCTTAAAGCCATGTGCTTGCTTCCACCTGATTAGTTGTCCATGTGTTCGACCCCGCAGCAACAGGCGACCAAGTATTAGCACTCGCTGATACCTGCGTCCAAGTGTTTGCCTCGGCTGGAGTCGCTGTCCATGTATTTACATCATCCGCAATCTGTGACCACTCTTCCCCGTACTTGTAGAGCGAGGAAATAAGGTTAGCCACACCGTTAACTTGGGCCTGAATACTGGCTACCACATTTGTAGCTGATGTCAGAGAACCGACACCCGCAATTTCTGCTGTACCCTCTGCGGTAAAGCCAGCAAGCGCAGAAAGTGATCCTGTGCCTGTTATAGACCCAGAGACCAGCCGTTGCTTGAACGCTCCCGCAGTCAGGCTTCCTGTACCTGTAATCGCACCATCTACAAACTGAACCCGTGTTCCATCTGCTGTCAGGGTTCCTGTGCCTGTAATCTCTGCGGCTGCGCTTTGTATCCTTGCTACGCTACTAGAGAGGCTTCCTGTGCCTGTTATGGCCCCTTCTGCAAGTCTGTTTAGGAAGGCTTCGCTTGTAAGCGTTCCAACCCCTGTAATGCTTCCAGAGACCAGAATAGGTAATCTGAAGTCCGCAGTTGCCTCTAGCGTTCCCGTTCCTGTGATCTCCGCATAAGCAACCTTTGCACAGGTGGTGGTGGACAACCAGATGTTATCGTCTAGGCTAAATCCAAGTGAATCTATGCTGCCAAACGCATCTAAACCTTCTAGCGTAAATGGCCCGCAGACACCCTCATCCGTCCAGTTGTTATCCAGACTGAATGGGAGGGAGTCGAGCGTACCAAACTGGTCTAGCTGCTCAAGCGTGAGGGACATTTAGTCCAAACTTGCGGTAAGGCTACCAGTCGAAATCTTTAGGACATCGCCTGTAGAAATGGTCTTAGAGATGGTCAACTCGGTATGCATCAGAAGGTTCCCAGAAGACACAGCATCCAAGATGCCAATGTGGGAGATCGTTCCCCAGTCATCCGTAGCCTGTGGGAAGGTTACATCCGCAGAGGATGTCACAATGCCACCAGAGGCAGTCGTAACAGAAAGCTCCTGTCGAGCATAAGCACCGCCCGTACATTCTGTGCCTGAGTTGTCATCGCCAGGGTCAGAAGTGTAGAGACCGACATAGACCGTACTAGGCGAGGTGTAGCTTGTGCCACGCAGAACATGGTCTAACAGTTTGTTTTCCAGATAGTTTGATAGTTCAGCCATAGTTACCTCGATGTGACGGACATGGTAAGTGGAACCCCTGCATACTCAGAGGTGTTATCGGATTCCGCAAGGGCAGACACCGCATTTCCATAAAGCTGCGTCCAAACAACCACCCTTGCATCGTTCATAAGATAAGGCTCTGCCTCCAGTAAGGCTCCATACAGAAGCGCATCTGGGCAGACCGCCATAAACTCGTTACTCGTATTGCTGTCAGATAAAGCCTCGGGTTTTGCGTAATACAGCATTACCAAGGTGTAGTTCGTATCAGGGATAGGAGCAAGCTCAATTTCTGATCCCTTTTGTGTGTAGAACACAGGTAGCCCTGATTCCGCAGCCCTAGCATCCCTCGTAAACGCAGAAGGAGAAAGGTAGGAAAGGCTCTGCCTGGGGTTCTGGTCTATGTAGATGTCCCGCATAGACAGAAAGTCTGAGGGAAGTCCTACTGTGCTTGTGCCGCCTGTGGTGGACGAACTCACCGTTTTTAACATCTGCCGCAGTCGTAACTGGCGGGCAAGACGAATCTCAGCTAGGGAGATAAAGTCTGGAATAACGCTAGTTAGATCGCTTCTTCCTAGATAATTTGCGACTGTTGTTTTTAGGTCGCTGTAGTTGGTCAGAGCCATCCTTAATGTCACTCCATGAATAAGTGTATTGGCCTATATGCCCGATCTCGTTACTCAGGCCATGATCTACCCAAGTCTCAAATCCAGCATCGTGAGCCGCAATGCAAAAGTGAATGTCCTCTCCCAGAATCTTGCCTGACTTGAGAGGATGAAACCAGTACCAAGGTTGAGGTGTCTCTTCAAACACCTTGCGCTTTACTAAAGTCACTCCGCAGCCTATAGCCGCAACCTTCTCTATTCCTGTCTTGTTCTTACTGTTTACTGGTATCCAAGTAGAAGTGTTCTTATCAAAGTCACACTCTAAATGCTTGGCAGTAGGGCTTACAGGGTAGTTACGGGTTGTCGCATTTACACCCACTATGTCTTTATCGTGAGACAGTAAACGCTCGATAGTGTTCTTAGGAAACCGCATATCCGCATCCAACCAGAGGATGTAATCTGCACCCTCGTTTAATGCGACTTCTGCTAACTTGTTGCGTTGGTCAAATATCAGCGTACCCGCAACGGTATAGAGTGCCTGAGTACCATCCCGAAACCGAGAGTCGTAGCCAGTCATGGTTGCTAGGTCAAACGCTGTCCCCATCATCATATCCCCTCGTGAAGGGATACATATTGCTACCCGCATTAAATCCTCCCAGGTCGAGTTCTAAAGAATCGGTTGTCAGGATCGTTTAACCACGCCTTCAACTTCTTGGGGTCAACGATATGAAAACCTTTGAGTATCCCCTCTTTGTTTAACTGTTGGATAACAGTAAAAGGGATGCTTGCAATCTTTGTAAACTCGCCCCATCTCGCTCTCTCATCTATCTGAGCGTAGGAGGCTTTATTCTGTTCTAAGAAGGGCTTTACATTCTGCTTGGTCTCTAAGATGAGGCCGCCTTCTCCGTCTTCATGTGCAATCTGTACCGTTTGGGTGTCCAGGTCTTGCTTGAATATCTTAGGCATATAACTCCTAAATTGGGGGGCAGTTACCCACCCCCCATTTTACAGCAACTACTACAGAGTAGCGTCTAGGTCTGCAACGATACCGTGAGCAGCCTCGTTACGAACAGTAAGGCTTAGCTCTGCCAGAATCTGCGACCGCTGAGAGTCACCAGTAATGGCAAGGTCGGTCGTCTGGAAGGGACGCAGATAGGACAACTCAGCGTACTCAGGATCAAGAACCAGAACCTCACGGTCACTAGAACGCATGAAGCGATCAGGCACAAGCTGGAGAACGCCAAAGTCCGACTGGTACAGGTCAGCACCAGCAACCACGGTCACATTACCAACCGAGTTGTCGGTATTGACACGGTAAGCAGCGTTACCAGTAAAGCCAGAGACTTTCTGCTTAAGGGCAGGACGCATAACAGCCAGGGTGGGAGTACCACCAGAAACGAACACCTGCTGGATAACATCCTTAAGAAGGGCTTCCGTAAAGGTACGGGTAGAACCGTCTGTACGGGTAGAAACACCAATCGTGGTGGGATCAACACCAGTAACGGAAGTACCGTTTACGCTGGAGTTGGTCTTAATCCAAGAAAGGAGCGAACCCATCTTACGAGCAGTCGTAGCGTCACCAGCGGTCTGACCTTGGTTGGCCGTGATGATGGTCTCGATGTCGCGCTTAAGCTCGGCAGAGGCTTTAGCCATCTGATAAGCCTTCTCCGACTTACGACCAGCTTTGTCTACAGACTCAAGCGTACCCGAGACACGGATGGTCTTAGTTACGATCTGGGTGTAGTTACCAAGACGGGTGGTAGGCGATACGGCAGCGTCCGTAGCGTCAGCACCTTCAACCGCAGCGTTGGCAGTAGTAGCCGCAGCCAGGGAGTCCGTCTGCCACTCGTGATAAACAGCGCGGGCAGAACCCTTGCCGACAGAGGACATGATGGGAGTGTCTTGGGGCGAAATGTCATAGATGACATCGATCAGGTCTTCACGCTGACCGATAACGGTAAATGATGAAAAGGTTGCAGCCATTTTAATTTCCTTTACAAAAATCGTTCAAATATGGAAGCCGCGTCTCTAGCCTTACCAGACTTCTTGAGGCGACCTCGTAACTGTTTTACTTCCTGAGTCTGCCTTGCCTCTGGCGTGGAAGTCC